GCTCAGGCCAAAGGCTTTGGCAATAGCGTCGATGATGGCGTCCACCAGTTGGCGGATGGCCGAGGATTGGTCAGGGTTCCACGTTCCGGCGGCATAAGCGGCAGCGGCTTCGATGAGTTTGCCCATCGGCGTCAGTGACTTCCAGCCGGAATAGATGCTTTCTCCGTTGGGCAGATAGGCGGCTTCCGACTGGGCTTTGGCGAGCAGTTCCGGCTTCTGATTGAGCACGAGCAGCGCAGCGGCGTGATGGAACTCGTGATCGATGACTGCTCCACCATCGGCGGGCTTGTTGCGGAAGTTTTCGGCAATGAAGATGACAACAGGTTTGCCGTTTACTAAAACTGTGACGCCACGGTGTCCTTTGCTCTTCAGGGGGGCACCGATCAGTTTTTCGGCGTCAGCTTCGGTTTCGACGGTGTGGACTTTGACGCCACGAGCGTCGAGCATCTGCTCTTGGGCACGGTGTTCCGGTGTGGTATGTTGCGCCAGATCCGGATGGCCTAAGGCTCCGGTGGTTCTGACTTTGATTTTGATTGCCTTTCTGTCGCGCAGTTTGGCAAGGCCATCGGCTGGCAGTTTGAGGGGTTCACTGCCTGCTCGCGTGGTGCGGTCGCCGGTGACTCCGAGATCGGAGAGCATCTCGTTGAACGGAATGCTGGTGACCTGGCCATTGACTCCGCCGGCGGAAACGCCACGAGCGCGGACTTCGCCGGCAGCGATCAGGTTGGCGCTATCGCGGTCCAGACCGGCCATTTCGAGGTGGTTGGCGATTTCCCAGGCACGCTGGACGCGTGGGTCGGCTGGATCCTTGATGTCGGGGAAGTGTGGAAGCAGGGCTTCTTTGGAGTCGGCAGCAGCGCCAGAAACCGCTGGCGCTGCTACCTGGGGACTCCCACCAGCATCCTGTGCCGTTGCTGGTGCCGCTCCCTGGGCGGATACTCCACGGGCTGGCGCGGTCGCGGTTGGGGCGGCTCCTGCTCCCCCCGGAGAGGAGGCGCTGGCCGCTGGCGCAGCAGCAGGGGCAATGGGGGCAGGCTTACCGGCAGCGCTGGCGGGAGTGCCAGACGCTGCGGAAGCCGTTGGAGCCTGTGCCGTTGGGGATGTCCCGTCCTTGGCGGCGGCAGGTGCCGAAGTGGTTGGCTCAATGGAGGCAGGGGTGTGCCAGTTGAGATGCTGCTTGCCGACCATGGCATGCACGGCGGGCAGGCGCTTCTCGAGATTTCCCACGTAGGTGGCGTCGAGCTTGATCTTGCCGGCGGTGTCGACATCGAGCACGTTGATGCCGGTGTAGTCCTTGAGCTTGGTCAGGGTGCCGTCAGCGCGCACGCGGCCATCTTTGTCTTTGAGCGTCCATCCGGCGGAATTGAGAATTGTTTCAGACAATGTTGCCGGGCTGACACCTTGAGCGATGGCCATAGCAATGGCTGCTCGGTTTTTCCGGTGCTGGATCTCGAGCTTGTCGACGGTGCCTTCGTCTGTCTCTGGAGTGTATCCTTCGATCTGGGCATGTGCTGCGGCCACGTCTTCGGCGCGGACGCCATTGGCAAGTTGGCTGCGCTGGGATAGGTCACCGAAGGTTCCACCGCCGGCACCCATGGCACCCACGGCGAGGATGAGTTCAGGGCTGGACTTGATGAAGTTCTCGATGACGCCTGGCAGGTCGGCCTTGTTGCCTTTGAGGCTGATTTCCTCGCTGATCTGCGAGAACAGTTCGTCGGGCACTTCCTCGGCGATTTCACCAGCGGCATGGCCGGTGATGGTCTTGAGGGTATTCCATACTCCGTTGTAAGCCGTCTTGATGGCGGCACGTTGTGCTTCACGACCGGCGCGGGTGAGGAGAGTGGCAAGGGCGGCTTCGCCACCGAGATGTCCGCCAAGGCTGGTCAGAATGCCGGTAACGATCCCGGAGGCAATAGCTCCAGGTGCAGCTTTGAGCCATGCTTCGTTGTGTGTGTAAGGCTGACCGGTGGCAGGGTTGATGGTTTCCTTGAGCTTGGTGTACACACTGGCCTGCTGGAGGCCGCTGGTTTGCAGTCCGCCCATGAGGGAGGCAGCAGCCATGGCACCGATTTTACCGGTGCCGGCTAGCAATCCGCCACCGATGATCATCGGGACCATCTGCGGTATGAGTTGGGCGGTCAGGTTGCCAGCACGGAAGGCGATTGCGGCTAAACCAGAGCCTTTGCCAAGGTCGGTTTTCTGATCTGCTGCGGCCAGTAGGCCTTCGCCAATGTTAAGGACGTAGCTTGCTCCTTCCCCCATGGTCTTGCTGCCGGACACGAGCAGGGCGTTGCCATACACCATGGCGCCGAGGTCCACGACGCCTTTGGCGAGGTTGCGGACTAGGCTGTCGGCCCACTGATCGCCTTCTGGGCGTGCGCGCATCTCGGCCAGGTAGTCGAGGGCTTGTTTGCCAAGGCTGGTGCGGGCGTAGTTGGTGGATGCTTCCAGCTTGGCCTTCCGCCAGCTGTTGAAGTCGGGCAGACCTGGAAGAGCGACTTCCTTTTCAAGTTGGCCGACAATGTTGTTGGCGGCGAGTTCGTTCAGCTTTTTGAACTGCTCGCTAGCTTTGGCTTTGGCGTCCTTGCTACTGACTGAAAGGGCGACAGCCTTGTCATAGGCGGCTTTGTCGAGCCAGAGTTCCGGGTTGATGCTCAGGGTGCCGTCCGGAAGGTTGCGTGAGGACTCTGCGGGTTCGGTGCCGTAGATGAGTCCATGGATGCCAGAACCGATGCCGTCCTTGACTGTACGGGTGTTGTCGCCCTTTGAGGCAGGGCCGACGAGGGGCTGTGACCAGTCAGCTTTACGGGCGTAGTCGAGGGCGTAGCGTGCCTCTTTTTCGGTCAGACCAAGTTTTGCGGCTTCCTGTTTTAGGCGGGGGTTAAAGTCGCTTTCACTGACCCAATCGGCGACATTGAGGTGTTTTCCCCAGTCGTTGTAGATGTCGTTTGCAGCCTTTGCTTTGTCTTCGAGCCGCTGTTTGATTGCCTCATGTTTGGCTTTGCCTTCAGTTTCCAGTGCTAAGCGTGCGGCTTGGTGCTCGGTGCTGTTGGCGGCTTGGTTGATGGCTTCCAGTCGGGTCTGCTGCTCGGTCTTGAGTTGCTCGATGGCTTTGGCTCGCTGGGCAGGGTCGACGATGGCTGCGGCCTGCTGCATGCGTGGCTCGATCTCGTCCTTGAGCGCTTGAATCTGTGGGCGCGGGTCGTATTTGGCGGCGAGGTCACGGCCACGCTTGCGGGTATCATCCCGCAGGGCGGTGATTTCATCGGCTGCGCCGGCGGTGAGAGGGTTCTGTCGCATCGAGTCCATCTCGCTCGCGAACTTGGCATCCTGCTCGCGGCCAGCCTCACGTTTGAGGTAGTCGCTCTGTGCCTTGTGGCGGTCCAGATTCTTGGCGTCGAGGACCAACTGCTGACGGTCGAGGTCGAGGAGGTCGATCTTTGGCTGGTTGGTCTTTTCCCATTCCTGCAGTCCGCTGGCGGCTCCATTGAACTCGTTGAAGGCGGCTTTGTGCCAGCGCTGCTCGGCGCCGGTGTTGTTGTCCACGACGGTGATCACATCGCCGTCACTGTATGGCTGGGCGAGCAGGGCGGTGTTGCGCTCGGTGGCTTTGGCAAGGCGGTCGTGGAATGCCTGGCGCTCTGCTGTCAGCGCTGCGTATTCCTTGTTGGACTGTTCCAGTCCCTGCTGGATCTGCTGCTGGCCGGTGGAGATGGCGGTGTTCAGTTCCTCCGGGGTGGCTTTCTCGCGGAAGGCGCGTTGCTCAGCTTCGGCTGCGGTCGGGTTGGTGATGCGCTTTTGCAGGGCATCTGCACGCGCAAAGTCGCCTTTCTCACGTAACTGGGTGATGTAGTCGCGCAGGATGAAGTCGGCGCGTTCTGGATCGGTGCTGGCGGCGGCGCGCTGGCGGGGCAGGTCAGTGTTCACGGTGGCGCCAGCGCCTTTAGGCAAGGCTGGTGCTGACGTGACCGGCAGAACGGTGCGCTGCGCATCGAGCTTGTCGAGGTCAGGCTTGATCTGGAGTTCGCGATTGGTCTTGGCGATGCGCAGGGTGCGCTCGTTGTCTTCCAGCATCACCTTCTCGTCACGGGCGGCGGTCAGGCTCTCGTTGAGGTAGTCAGCGAGGTGCATCGGGTTGGACCGGACTTCCGGTGCCTGCTTGGCGATCCATGCTTGGTAGTGCGGCTCGCCGGTGATCTGGGCACGCTTGGCTGGTGCGAGTTGGTCGTTCTCGGCGTCGGTGACGGTTTGCTTCAGGGCGGCGATGTGTCCGGCTTTGGCTTGGACTGCCTGGCTGCTCAGGTTCTCGGCGGCTTTGTAGTCATCAATGCCGGCTTTGAGCTTGTCTTGCTCCTGGCTGATGCGGACGCCTTCCTGCTTGCGCCATGCGGCGTCATATTTGCCTTGTGCGGCCTGTTCCTTCTTCTGCGCTTTCTCGGTCTGCAGCGTCTTCCACTGCTCGTCGGTGTGTGTTGGGATGAGTTCGCCCGTGGCGAGGGTGGTGAACGGACGGCCAGCGCGGACGAATGCGGTTTCCTGAGCGGCGAGTTGCTGTTTGCGGTCGGCTTGAGCCTTGGCTTTGTCGAGGCGTGCCTGCTCCTTGGCAATGGCTTCCTGCTCGGCTTGAGCTTTGGCTGCTTCGATCTCCGCCTGGCGTTTGACCTTCAGGCCTTGGTTGTAGCCGTCGGCGTAGTGGGATTCGCTGACTGCCTGTTTTTTCCGCGCAGCCTCAAGGGCTTTCGGATCAGGCTTGAAATGGGAGAGGGCTGCGTCGAATTCGTTGGGCATGGGAAAGCGTTTCGTGAGATTCACGTTGCGCCCTCAACGACTTCGCCAGGAAAGGACTCTGGGGGTTTTAGTAACTGATACCAGTTTTCAATGGCTTTTGGCCTCGCTCTGCAAAGCGGAGGCGGGAGCCCATCTGGTAGACTTTGGTACGTTGGTTGAACTCGCGGATTTCTGCGGGGTCAGAATCTGGAAGTTGCCGCTCTAAGGAGCCATCATAGCCCCTTTCACTTGCTTGATATCCCTCCGCTCTTGAACGAGTTGAACCAGTTAAAAGGTTGGAGTGGTCATTTACTCGCCCAGCCGCGCCGGCTTCATCCAAGTCTGGTTTGTCCTGGTAGTTGGGTCGTGGGCGTGCTACACCAGCATCGACTTCGAGCGAGTCATTTAGGCGCTTGTACCGATCAGGATTCTCCGACTTCATGCGTGCCATGTCGTTTTGGCGACGTTTGGCGGTGCGCTGCGCAAATAGTTCTTGCTGTGTCGGCATGACTTCGGAGGAGTGATCTGTCTTGGCTTCTGGCGGGGCTGATTTGGCGGCGATGGCACGGCTATTGGCTGACTGGCCGGTGGCGTCTTCGAATCCACGTTGGCGCTCGGCTTCGCGATCAGCGGTTTCTTTGGCTGCACCACGAGCGTTGGCGATGCCTTGAAGACCTAACGCGAAATTGCGCTGGTTGCCGTAGTATTCACGTTGGCGACTGGTCATGCGGCCCCATGCGCTGCCTACGGCACGCTCAGCGGCACCGACACCACGCATCAGGCGGCGTTCGGCGAATTGTCGACCAGCGACTGGAACGACTCGGGAAGGTGGTGTGGAGGGTAGGAGAGCCATAGTCGTGGGATTAAGACATCATTTCCTTCTGTGCGCGGGCAATAGCGAGGCCATAGCCAAGCTGTGGGTTGCTGCGGGTGATGTCCGCAGCCTGAGTGGCACCGAGAGTGTTGCGGCGCGCAGTGGCGATCTCGCCAGCGTTGGCCTTGGCCAGTGCGCCGAGCCCGGTGCTGATCTTCACACCAGCTTGCCGGCGCTGGAAGAGTCCGCGGCCAAGGGTGTTGCCACGCTGGGCATTACCGAACGCCATGCGGCTCATGCCGTCATTGCGTGCGCGGTTTTCCGTGGCTCGGTCTTCGACTTCCTGCTGGTTGACTTTAGCGACTTCAGCCTTGTTCTGTGCGGCTGCGTAGTTCTTGGCGTCGTTGTTGTATTGCTGCTGGGCCTGGTTGTAGTAGGCGCGTCCTTCGGCACCTTCAGCGTCCACCCAGCGTCCGTTGATGTAGACCTGTGATGCGCCAGAACTCGCGCCAGCGACGTTGGCTTGGTAACCCGTGTTTGTGTAGTCGGCCATATTTTTGAGGGGTTGGACGGCTATTCATACGCAATTCAGAACATGCTGTCACGCAAATTGTCGTCGTAGAGCAGTGTGCTGTTGTCGCTGGCCAGTCCATGGTGGTCGCTGGCGGCTCGATCGATGACCTGGCGGCGCTGGACCATGGGGCTGGCCTGTGGCAGGACGTGGTTGGCTATGGCAAGCATCATGACCCAGTCGTCGTGGTGGCCGACCAGCGCTTCGTTGTTGGTCTGGAAAGCGCGCAGTTCGCTCAGGACATGCGGGCAATACACGAGCAGTCCTTCTTCGCGAATCGTGGTGGCGAGTTTGTCGCAGATGATCGGCTTGGTGCTGGCACTGGTGACCCACCCGAGTTCGGTGCGCAGCCGTTTGTCATCTTTGCTGTCGGGGTAAAGTTGGCGCTCGTAGATGTTCGTGACTCCTGCCTGCTGCAGTAGCTGGATGATGCCGTGCAGGTTATTGATTTCCGGTGCCACGAGACATTCGCCGTAGTAGAGTTGCATGGCGCGGATCTGCTTGCAGCCAACGTCGAGCTCGGTGCGCTGTCCGCCTTCATCCTTCCGGCCTGCCTTGATGGCAGCGACGAGGGCGGCGGGCACGACGTGACCGGTGGGGTCGAGGTAACTGGCGCGGACGACGCCCCAGGCGTGGAAGTCGGGGTTCTCGGTGACGGTCTTCTGGCCGGTGCACCAGTCTTCTGCGAGCACGTAGCTGTGTCCTGGCAGTGGGTGCTCCCACACTCGCAGCCAGGCGCTACCTTCACGCTCGCCGAGTTCTTCCCAGATGGCTCGGTCGTTGCGCACGGACAGGTTGCCGAACTGGCAGCGGTAGTCTTTCTGGTGCTTCTCGATGTAGTTGCAGCCGCGCTCCGAGAATTTCGGTGCATTGCCTGGAGCACTGAGGGCTTCCTCCAGTGTGCTGGGAAACTCCTGGCTCATTTTGATGCCGTAGCGGGTCTTTTCCACGGCCCACCATTTCTTTTGGTCATCGCTGAACTTCTTGCCGAGTTGCTCTTCAAGGTCCCTGAAGTAGTCGCGCACGTCCTCGGTGATCTCGCCAGTGATCGACACGCACACAGGATCGCCGTGCCATGGGAAAAAGTAGATTTTGCCATCAGCATTGGGACTGCCTGAGTAAATGGGCTGGATGAGGCTCCACAGATCGCCCTGCTTGCCTCCCATCCACGTTGTCTCCACAGCACGCCAGCCTTTGCGGGCGGCAGGGAAAGCGCCGGCGAGGATCTTGCCAGAGCGGTGCGGATCCTGCGCTGCTAGTGGCCCCCACTCGGAAACCCACAGACCGGAGGCGTCGCCACCACGAGCGTTCATGCCGGCGAATAGGTTGCTGATGGCGCTTTCCGGCTGGTTCTTCACGCGCATGGCTAGGTGGCTTTCATTGCGTGCGGAGAACTCGAACCGATCACGCAGGGCCAGTGGCAGGCTGTCCACGGCGTAGCGGATCAATTCCCGCATTTTCTTGAAGGCGTCCGGCTGGGTGAGGTCCACCAGGTTGATGGTGCGCCCTGCTTCGAAGCATACTTGGTCGCCTGAAAACACGCTTAGGGCGGTGGAGAATCCCAAGCGCCGGCTCTTGACGATGTACACTGGGACGTTTGGCGTCTCGATCAGGTGCTTGTAGATCAGCATCTGGTTGTCTCGTGGCCGGAATCGGACGGGGTCACCACCGCCCTCCGGTTTGATCCAGTACATGTTGCAGAGGCGCCAGAGCTTGTCGCCCAGCAGCCGCTTGGTCAGAGCCTCGTTGTAGATGGCGTCACCGATTTCGATCATCTCCTGCGTGGGCAGCAAAAACGGCAGATCAGCGGGGGGTGCTTCTGGGGAAGGCATGGCGTGTATTCATACCATGCGGTCAGGTGGTGGCAAGCGTGTGAGACTTTGGTTGCGCCGGGTGTTGTTTTGCATACTATGCCGCACTATCAAATGCATGGCCGGGTGGGCGAAAGCTCCCCGGCTTTGTTATGCCTGGCAGTTATCTGCCCAGCACGTCGGCGATGGCGGTTTGCAGGCCGGCGGCGTTGGTGCTTATGTCCATGTGGGTGTACACGGCGTTCATTTTGTCGTTAGTGTGACCGAGGATCTTCCGGCGGATGTCCTGGCTGATGCCGGCGTTGGCCATCATCGAGT